CATATCCATACAATGTAAAGCTTACAGACTTTTGGGCAGACAAAGGAATGTTAGACGATCAGAACGATGAGGAAGTAGACGTTGAATTAGTATTGACTATGGATGACGTTAAATCTGATTACGATGAAGGTTCAATAGCAAAGAGTTTTGACGGAGAAGGAGACGCTGAGTCTTCAGTTTTCCCAACAGCATAGTTGACAATTTAACATAAAAAAAGTATATTTAAGTATCAAAAAAGACCTCTTAGGGGGTTTACTTTTTGGTACTTTTTTATTATATTTGTATTGTTATTATTTTTTAATTATTAAAAGAAGTTGATTATGAGTAAAAATGTATTAGATGCCATTTTAAATCAGTATGAGCAAAACAAAACAAGCGATTCTCCATCTAAATCTAGTGGGGGTGGCGTAGATCTAACAAAGTATTTTTCTGATAAACTTCGCAAAGGAGAAAAGACAGGTGAGAAAACTTGTCGTATTTTACCTGCCAAAGATGGTAGTCCTTTTGTGGAGGCGTATTGGCACGAAATGCAAGTGGGAGGACAATGGAGAAAATTGTACTCAAGAAAATTAAATGACGGAGAGAGATGTCCATTACACGAAGCTGAACAAGCTTTGTTGTTGACAGGCAGAGAAGACGACAGAAAGTTGGCTCGTGCTTATCGACCACGTAAATGGTATGTTCTTAAAGTTATTGATAGGGATGCTGAAGACGAGGGAGTAAAATTCTGGAGATTCAGACATAACTATAAAGGTGAAGGTGTATTCGACAAGCTTATTGCTTTATTCAAGAAGTTTGGTGACATTACTGATCCACGTGAAGGGAGAGACATCACTTTGATGTTATCTCGTAACGATAAGGGTTATAGTGTGATAAACGCTATTATTCCTGGGGATAAGGAATTGTTGACAACTGAGAAAACTAAAGCTGAGACTTGGATGAATAACTCTGAAACCTACAAAGATGTTTACAGAGCTCAACCAGTTGAATATTTGGAAATTGTTGCTCGTCAAGAGACACCAGTGTGGGACAAAGAAAATAAATGTTTCACAACGGAAGAGGCGTTAGCTGCTAAACAGAACGATGAATTAGAGGCTGAATTCAGAACTACTGATGCAAGTGCTAATGTTCCTAAGCAAGCAGACGTTGATGTTGTTGAAGACGATGATGAATTACCATTTTAAATTAGACTGAGTTATGGCGAAAAGGAAAGCACCGATTAAAAAGAGTAAGGTATCTTTTGCAGATATCAAAAAGAAATTTTCAACTAGAGTTAAATACAAAGAAGATGCGTATTTAGATTTGGGTGAAGCATTTCAGAAAGCTTGTGGGATACCTGGTCCTGCTGAAGGACATATCAATATGTTGTTAGGACATTCTGATACAGGTAAAACCACCGCTCTTGTTAAAGCAGGTGCAATCGCTCAGAGTAAAGGTAAACTTCCTGTTTTCATTATCACTGAACAGAAATGGAGTTTTGAACACGCTAAACTTTTGGGTTTACAATGTGAGAAACAAGTTGATGAAGAAACTGGTGAAGTTTATTGGGATGGATTGTTTATTGATAAGTTAGGTTTTGATTACGTTGAACAAGTATTCGATTATATGAATTCAATGTTGGATGAACAAGCTAACGGTAACCTTCCATACGATTTAGTGTTTTTGGTAGATTCAATAGGTTCTATACCTTGTGAGATGAGTTTCAATGGTAAAGGTGGAAACCAACATACTGCGAGAGTTATCTCTGAAAAATGGGGTATGGGTTTAGCCCAACGAATCACGTCTTCCCGTAAGGAGACATCACCATACACTAATACAGCTATCTTCGTAAACCAACCTTGGGTAGAAATACCTATTGGTTACGGAGCAGTACCGAGAATTAAACCAAAAGGGGGTAATAGTATTTTTCTATCATCTTCATTGGTTTTCCTTTTTGGTAATGAAGCCAGCTCTGGTGTTTCACGTATACCTGCCACTAAGAATGGTAGAAAGGTGAACTTCGCTATGAGAACGAAAGTGGGCATCTACAAAAACCATATGAATGGGTTGGGATTTTCCGATGGACGGATTATCGCTACCCCTCATGGGTTTTTAGAAGCATCAGATGGAGAAATCAAAAAATACAAAGCTGAACACGCTGAATATTGGTTCAAAGTTTTTGAATCCTTTGGTGATGAAAGTGAGGGAGCAATTGTATTGGGAGATGACGAAGCAGTTTCTACTATTGTTGAAACATCTGATGATTTATAGTTTTATTTTTTCTAACCATTTCAATATGAGTCGTTGAAAAGACCACCAAGAAAGAAAAAGATTACACACACCTTATTAGTTGACGGAGATGCAATTTTAAAAACATCTTACTACGGTGCGAAGAATATGTACTATAACGGTCACCACATTGGTGGTTTGTATCAATTCGTTACCACACTAAGAAAAGTTATCAATGAAAGTATTGTTGATAAAGTGTATGTTTTTTGGGATGGTGAATTCAGTGGTAAATTACGTTACGAGGTCTTGCCAGAGTATAAAGCGAATAGAGGTAAGAATTATGAGGAAGGTAGCGTTCCACAGGATTTGTCTTTATTGTTACAGAAGGAAAGAGTAAAATTATATCTTGAAGAACTATACATTAGACAGTATCAGGATCCAGTTGTCGAAAGTGATGATTGTATTGCTTACTACTGTCAACATGTTAAACCTAACGAAAAGGTTGTTATTCTAACTAACGATAGAGATATGTGTCAGTTGATAAACGATGACGTTAGTGTGTTCTTTCAAGATAAGAAGACAAAGGTAACTCCTAAGAACTTCGACAAATTTTTTGGGTATCACTATGAAAACGCTTTGTTGATGAAAGTCATACAAGGTGATAACAGTGATAATATAAAAGGAGTTAAAGGTGTTAAATCCAAAACCATTATAAAACATATTCCAGAGGTTTTAGAACAGAAGGTTACATTAAATGAAATCTTTGATAAATTGGAAGACATACAATCTAGCAGAAAGACTAGGTTGGTGGCGTTGGATAACATTATAAAGGGTGTTACCGTTGGTTCACAGGGAAAGTTGTTGTATAAGATAAACACTAAGATTATGGACTTATCTAATCCAATGTTGACTAGAGATTGTCGTAAGAGTCTTGATGAATTATTTGATGCTCCAATAGACCCAGATGGTAGAACCAATAAAAATCTTTTAGAGATGATGTCAGAGGATGGTATTATAGATGCGATACCTGGAGGTTACGATGGGTATTTAAACTATTTAATGCCATTCCAAAACATCATTAAACAAGAGAAAAAATTATTTTTAAAAAGTTAAACAAATTATTATGAAGAAAGTAAAAGAAGAAAGGTTTGAATTTATCCTTTACATCAATGGCAATATTATATGTCAAAGGTACTTTAATATTTTCAACTTTAATTCTAGATCTATTCGTTCTATGGAGATTAAAGAACTTGCGGAAGATTGTACCGCAATGATAGAAAAAGACTTACGTGATAAAGCTGAGGACTATCTTTGGGGATATCACAACCCTTATGTGTATCAAAAACCAGAAGAGGTACAACCTAAAAATGTTTTCGAAAATGAAGACATGTTTGCGTTTGAAATAAAGATAGATAAGAGGTCTGTTGCGTATAAACCATTTAGTGGAAATTTTTATCCACCAAAAGTGCGATATACTGTTGACATTCGAAAAACTATACCTAAAATTATTCGCGAGATACAAAAGACACTAAGTCAAAAAAAATATGAGACAAAGTATCTCGACCAAGTACTTTAAGGATATTTATTTTTAAACCCAAAAAGAAGTTTTTATATATGAGTAAAGAAGATGTGTATTTAGGTTATTTAGGACAGACGTTTCAAGTGAAACTTATTAGTCAAATCATGACTGATCATAAATTTGCACGAAAGATTATCGACATAATGGAGCCGAAATATTTCGATGATGAATATATGAGATTGATTGTTAGTAAACTAAAAGATTATCATGAGAAGTATGATACTGTACCTAACTATGAAACCATAGAGATGCTAATTAAAACCGATATCAAAAGAGCGGTAACGGTTGAGTATGTTTTAGATGTCCTCAAAGAAGTGAGAGATGTTGATTTGAGAGATTCTATTTTCATACAAGAGAAGTCTTTAAAGTTTTGTAAACAACAAGAGTTAAAGAAAGCGAATACTGAAATCAGTAAGATTCTAAACAGTGGTGATTTCGAAAGGTATGACGATTGTGAAGAGTTATTGAAGAAAGCTTTGGCTGTTGGTGATGGTGCTGATGACACAATAGACGTATTCGACAATTTGGGTGATGTACTCTCCGACGACTTTAGAAGTCCACTTCCTACAGGTATTGATGGTATCGATAGTTTGATGGGTGGCGGATTATCAAAAGGAGAATTAGGGGTAGTACTTTCTTCATACGGTGTTGGTAAGACAACTTTAGCAACAAAGTTTGCCAACTCCGCTTTCAATGAAGGTTACAACGTAGTACAAATATTTTTTGAGGACAACCCGAAAGTCATTCAAAGAAAACATTTGGCTTGTTGGACTGGAATTGAATTAAATAAATTAGTTGACAATAAGGATCTTATTGATCAAACAGTTGCAAAGATTAAAAAGGAGGGTAAAGGTAATCTTAAATTGAAAAAGTTCCCTTCAGATGGTACAACTATGAACCACATCAAACAATATCTTAGGAGTCTTATCAGTGATGGTATGAAACCTGATATTATATTATTGGATTACATTGACTGTGTATGTAGTTCTGAACCAGGTAGAGAAGAATGGTCTGGTGAAGGAAAGATTATGAGACAGTTTGAAACAATGATATCTGAGTTAGATGTGGCTGGTTGGACATTTGTACAAGGTAACAGATCAGCAATTGATCAGGAAGTCATTGGTGGATCACAAATGGGTGGTTCAATCAAAAAAGGACAGATAGGACACTTCATTATGTCTGTTGGTAAGACTATGGATCAAAGAGAAGATGGACTTGCAACCATATCTATTTTAAAATCTCGATTCGGAAAAGACGGAATTATTTTCCAAGACGTGGCTTTTGACAATGGCCGAGTATATATAAATACTGAAGAAACAGGAGGGATGACATTGTTGGAACACAAACACGAAAAAGAAAAAGAGCGTTCTGTTCAAGTGACAAGGGCAATCGAGGCAGCAAAGGCGAAAGGGCTATAATAATAATTTTTTTTTAAAACATATTTGTTTTATGGAACTATCAAATTCGATATTATCAGACATTACAGTGCATATGAAGTATGCGAAGTATCTCCCTGAGAAACACAGGAGAGNGACATGGGGGGAGTTAGTAGACAGAAATAAAGAGATGCACATGAATCGCTATCCAGAGCTTAAAGACGAGATTGAGAAAGCGTATGAGCAAGTCTACAACAAAAAAGTTTTACCTTCAATGAGAAGTATGCAATTTGCTGGCAAACCAATCGAAATTTCACCAAACAGAATATACAATTGTGCGTATGTACCAATCGATAGTTGGGAATCGTTTCACGAAGTTATGTTCTTATTATTGGGTGGAACTGGTGTTGGTTATTCAGTACAGAAACATCACGTTGAACAATTACCTGAGATTAGGAGACCACATATCGCAAAAGAACAAAGATATCTTATTGGTGATTCTATTGAAGGATGGGCAGATGCTGTTAAAACATTGATTAAATCTTATTTCTTTGGAGGACCACAGATTAGATTTGACTTCAGTGATATTAGAGCAAAAGGTGCGAGACTTGTTACATCAGGTGGTAAGGCACCAGGACCTGTTCCTTTAAGAGAATGTCTAACTAAGATTAGAGGTGTTCTTGATGATTTTGAGGATGGTGAGAAGTTAGAACCAATTCACGTTCACGATATCGTATGTCATGTTGCCGACGCAGTATTGGCAGGAGGTATCAGAAGAGCGGCATTGATTTCTTTATTCTCAGCAAACGACAATGAAATGATTGCGGCTAAATCTGGAAATTGGTGGGAGAATAACCCACAAAGAGGTAGAGCAAATAACTCAGCAGTATTGTTGAGACACAGAGTCACTAAAGACTTTTTTATGGATTTATGGAAAAGGATTGAAGCTAGTGGTTCTGGAGAACCTGGGATTTATCTAACAAACGATAAAGACTATGGTACAAATCCTTGTTGTGAAATAGCGTTGAGACCTAACCAATTCTGTAATCTTACAGAGGTAAACGTTTCAGACATTGAGTCACAAGAGGATTTAAATGAGAGAGTAATAGCTGCAGCGTTCATTGGAACGTTACAAGCTGGTTACAGTGATTTCCATTACCTAAGACCTATTTGGAAAGAAACCACAGAGAAGGAAGCACTTATAGGTGTGTCTTTCACTGGCATCGGTAGTGGTAGAGTGTTGGGTTATAATATGACAGAAGCATCCAATATTGTTAGAGAAGAAAACAAAAAGGTTGCTAAGTTATTAAAAATCAACCCAGCTGCTAGATGTACGACTGTTAAACCTGCGGGTACAACGTCATTGGTGTTGGGAACATCTAGTGGTATACATGCGTGGCACGCACCATATTACATCAGAAGAATCAGAGTTGGTAAGAACGAAGCTATATACACATATCTTCAAATCCACCACCCTGAACTTATTGAGGATGAGTATTTCAGACCTCATGATACTGCTGTAATATCAGTACCACAAAAAGCACCTAAAGGAGCTATCACAAGAAAGGAATCAGTATTCCAATTATTGGATAGAGTTAAAAAGGTGACTACTGAGTGGGTGAAGCCAGGTCATAGGAATGGTAATAACTCTCACAATGTTTCTGCAACTATATCTATCAAAGAAAACGAATGGGATTTGGTAGGTGAATGGATGTGGAACAATAGAGAACATTACAATGGTTTATCTGTATTACCATTTGATGGTGGTACATACAAACAAGCACCTTTCGAAGATTGTACTAAAGCAATTTACGAAGAGATGATGAAATCACTAAGTGGAGTTGACTTATCTAAGATTGTGGAGTTGGAAGACAACACAGATTTAAAAGGTGAAGCGGCTTGTGCTGGTGGTGCTTGTGAAATTACCTAACGTTTTTTTTTAACAAAATTAAAGCCCTTACTATTTAGTTTGGGCTTTTTTTATGCATTATATTTATTAGTATGGATGATGAAATTAAAGGTATGGATCCTAATATACCACTATCTAATAAGGATTTTTATTTTAAGGACGGTTTGATGATTTTTAAAAAGGGTTATCATATGAAGAGAGGATACTGCTGTGGATCGGGTTGTTTACATTGCCCTTTTTCTGAAATGAGTGAAGGTAATACTGAATTAAAAGAAGACGCTAATAGAAAAC